ACAAGTAGAGCGTACGCTACAGATAGCAGAACAGTTTTCTAAGTATGACAAGTTCTATTATGTGTGGCAGAATGACTTTCGTTCTCGCAAGTATGCAAGCAGCACGTTCCTCTCACCTCAGTCTGCCGATTGGAGTAAGGCACTGCTAGAGTTTGGCTATCCCATGGCTATCAATAGCTGGGATGATGCACGGTGGTTGTGTATTCATGGTGCCAACCTGTATGGTAACGACAAAGTTACACTAGACCAGCGTGAGACATGGGCATGGGAGTATGCAGAGATGTGGGCGCACCGCATTGTGTCCAACCCATACGAGTGCTTGGTCTGGCTTGAGGCAGACAAACCATTCCAGTTCTTGGCATGGTGTTACGAGATGTCAGGCCTGATGAAGCATAGCTGGGGGTATGAGACACGCCTACCTGTGTCAGCAGATGGTAGCTGCAATGGGTTACAGCACCTCTCTGCCATACTGCGGGACAGGCAGGGTGGCCTTGCTACTAACTTAGTACCATCAGGTATACCTCAAGACATCTACACACAGGTGGCAGACAAGACTATCGCACGTGTGAAGCAGGACGACACAGAACTAGCACGTAAGTGCTTGGCCTTTGGCGTAGACAGGAAGCTTGCCAAGCGTCCAGTAATGATCGTACCCTACAGTGGTACACGCCATGCCTGTCGTGGTTACATAGAGGAAGCTATGCGTGAGAAGATAGATGGTGGTGAGCCTAACCCATTCGGTGATGATTTGTTTGAGGCATCCAATTACCTAGCTGGTCACGTATGGGATTCAATAAGTGAGGTAATTGTATCAGCACGTAAGGTGATGGATTACATTAAGGATGTGGCTGATGTGTATGCTCAGATGAACAGGCACATGGAGTGGGTCACACCTACAGGATGGTTAGTGTTACAACAATACAGTGAGGTGCAGCAGAAAAGAATCAAGACACATATCAATGGGGGCATCGTGTCGTTGTCCTTTCCTAAAGACAAACCAAACTCTGTTAACAGGCAGAGGACAGGGTTGGGCAGCAGCCCTAACTTTATCCACAGTCTGGATGCGTCAGCTATGACCAAGACTATCAACAAGGCAAGCAACCTAGGCATCCAAGACTTTGCTATGGTACACGACAGCTATGGTACACACAGTAGTATGATGCCACTGTTGTCTGAGGTATTACGTGAGGAGTTTGTTAATATGTATGAGCAGCATGATGTGTTGACAGAGTTGAGGCAACATGCTATCAAGGTACTAGGTACTGAAGATGTACCAGTGCCACCAGCTAGGGGTGAATTAAATTTGCGTGAGATACTACAATCAGAGTATTTCTTTGCGTGATTTCTAAAGTTACATCCTAGCCAAGTATAATTAGCATAGAACAGGAGTTACAAATATGCTGAAGATTAAAGGTAATGCACAGTGGGCAAAAGTATTTGAACCAGATACAAAGTTTGTACCTGAGGGTGAATACTCTATTGAAGTCTCACTACCAGAAGAACAAGCAGCAGATGTGTGTGAACAGTTAGATAGCTTGGCTCAGAACAAGCTTGAAGAAGCTGTCAAGGACAATCCAAAACTAAAGACTGTCCTGTCCACACGTAAATCATACAAGCAGGAAGTTGACGACAACGGTAACCCAACAGGTAACATTGTCTTCAAGACTAAACTGAAGGCACGTGTTAAGTCACGTGACGGTCAGACCTTTGAACAAAAGCCTATGGTTGTAGATGCCAAGCGTACACCTATGACACAGAATGTTCTTGTAGGTAATGGATCACTCGTTAATGTAGCGGCTGAACCTATCCCCTATGTGATGCAATCAACTAAGCAAGTGGGTGTATCACTACGTCTTAAAGCAGTGCAGGTTATCAACCTTGTCGAGTACGCCAGCAATTCATCAGCTATCTTTGATGAAGAGGAAGGCTATGTGTCAGCAGCAGTATCGAAAGATAATGCAGCAGATGTATTCGGTAACGAGGATGGTGTAGCCAATGCCAACGAAGGGGACTTTTGAGGCGAGGGTCATCAGTGACCTTGATGAACGTGGCGTTTCATATAAGTATGAACCAGAGAAGCTGGCCTACTATGTGGAACGTCACTACATCCCTGACCTAGCAGTAGGTACAATGATTGTAGAACTAAAGGGATACTTCAGACAGGATGCCCAACGAAAGATGAAGGCTGTCAAGGCACAACATCCAGAGTTGGACATCAGGTTTGTATTCCAAAACGCCAGTGCTACAATACAGGGTGCCAAGAAGCGTAAGGATGGAAGCAAGATGACCTGTAAAGAATGGGCAGACCGTAATGGTTTTCAATGGGCAGAGAGTACAGTACCTAAGGAGTGGCTCAAATGAGTTTGATTGAAACAAAAGATGAATTAACAACTGAGATTACGTCAGAGGTTGATGTGATGGTAAACCTGTACTCAACAGGATTGTCCACTAGTATCTATATTGATGACGAACTATTCTCAGATGATGTAACATGGGAACAGATGGCAGAGAACATCCTTGAAGATATAAGGGATGATGTCTACGAGGCTGATGACATTGATGACATAGTACATGGATTACAGTACATCATAAATGAGATTATCAATGCAATCGGAAAGTGAGTTCATTAGGCATGAAGCCTGTCCTCACTGTGGCAGTAGTGATGCCAATGCTTTGTATGCAGACGGTAATCACTTCTGCTTCTCTTGTGAGACACTGACCCCTGCTGATAAAACAGATGAGGCAGTAGCTATGTTTGAGACAGATGGTACAGTGTTCCTCGACTTGGGGTTTCAAGAACTAGCCAAGCGTGGTATCACTGAAAAGACCTGTAAGGTTTGGGGCTATGGTGTCTCATCTTACAAAGGTCAGACAGTACAGGTAGCTAACTACCGTAGTCGTGATGGTGAACTGAAGGCACAGAAGGTACGATTCCTTAACAAAGACTTCTCTGTCATTGGTAATCTTAAAGACGTAGCACTGTATGGCGAACACCTGTGGCGTGATAGTGGTAAGTTTGTTACTATCACAGAGGGGGAACTAGATGCCCTCTCTCTTAGCCAAGCACTAGACCACAAGTGGCCTGTGGTTTCACTGCCCTCTGGCTGTACGTCAGCCAAGAAAGCAGTAGGCAAGGCCATCGAATGGTTGTCCAACTACGAGTACGTTGTACTTATGTTCGACAACGATGAGGCAGGACAGAAGGCAGCTAAAGAATGTGCCTCTGTGCTACCACCCAACAAGTGTAGGATAGCTACCCTACCACTAAAGGATGCCAACGAAATGCTGGTGGCTGGACGTGTTAGGGAATTGCTTGACTGTATGTGGGAAGCCAAGACCTTCAGACCAGATGGTATCGTAGCAGGTACGGATGTATGGGACATTGTAATCAAGAATGATGACAAGGTTTCAGTAGCCTACCCATATGCTGGGGTACAGATGAAGACTGGTGGTTGTCGTAAGGGTGAGATTGTAACGCTTACAGCAGGGTCAGGTATTGGTAAGTCACAGTTGGCTAGAGAGTTTGCCCATAACTTTATTAAACATGGGGAGACTATTGGATACATAGCACTAGAGGAGAACGTCAAGCGTACTGCTCTAGGCCTGATGTCCATCGAACTCAACAAGCCACTACACCTACACAACAATGATGTACCTGAACAGGAGATGCGTAATGCTTTCGATGCTACAGTTGGTTCTGGCAGGGTTTACCTGTATGACCATTGGGGCAGCACTGATAGCGATAACCTTCTATCCAAGATACGCTATCTTGTTCGTGGTTGTGGCTGCCACTATATTATCCTTGACCATATTAGTATCGTTGTATCTGGTATGGAAGGGGGTGATGAGCGTAGGATTATTGACAACACTATGACCAAGCTTCGTGCTTTGGTTGAAGAGTTGAACTGTGGTATGATCCTCATCTCACACCTCAAGCGTCCCTCTGGTGACAGAGGACATGAGGATGGCGCACAGACTAGCATGTCACAACTACGTGGTAGTGCTGCAATCGGTCAGCTTAGTGACATCGTAATAGGATTAGAAAGGAACCAGCAAGACAAGAAGAACCCACACGTTAGTCAGGTCAGGGTGTTGAAGAACAGATGGTCTGGCGATACAGGATTATGTTGCTCATTAGAATATACGGCAGAGACAGGACGCATGACTGAAGCTTACTTCTCTGAGGAAGATGACGACATAGAATTTTAGCTAGTGCGGAGACACAGCATGGAATATATATGGGACTTAGAATCAGACAACCTACTAGAAGAGGTGACACAGATATGGTGTCATGTCTTTAGGGATGTACACACAGATGAGGTTCACACCTTTGACCCAACACAGACACAAGAAGCCTTGGAGTTTATGGACAACGCCAAGACTTTGATAGGTCATAACATTACTAGCTATGACTTACCTGTGGTTAAAAAGCTACACGGTTACACCTTCAAGGGTAACATTGTAGATACGTTGGTATACTCTAGAACAATCTGGCCTGATGTCAAAGAGATTGACTTCAAGCTACACGCTAAAGGTTTACTACCACAGAAACTAATTGGTAGCCATAGCCTCAAGGCATGGGGATACAGACTAGGAGAATTAAAAGGTGACTTCAATAATAATAGCGAAAGCTTTGCAGCATATACCCCTGAGATGCTCGACTACTGCATCCAAGACACAACAGTCACAGGTAAACTGCATCGTAAAATTACTGAAAAAAATTTTAGTCAACAGGCACTAGACCTTGAGGCTGAGATACACACACTGCTGATACAACAGCAGGAACATGGGTTTGACTTTGATGTCAAAGCTGCTCAAGAATTGTATAGCACACTAGCCCAACGCAGAGCAGACATCGAAGCAGAGTTGGTTGCAACCTTTGAGCCTACGATAGTAGAGTTAAAGACTAAGACCAAGACTATCCCATTCAACCCTGCATCACGTCAGCAGATTGGTGACAGACTAATGAGCAGGGGTTGGAAGCCCAAGGTATTTACTGACACTGGTATACCTAAGGTGGATGAGACTGTGCTGTCGGGTATTGATATGCCTGAGGCTAAGTTACTTAGTGAGTACTTATTACTTAACAAACGTATCGGTCAGATAGCTACAGGCAAACAGGCTTGGCTGAAGATGGAGAGGGATGGTAAGTTACATGGTAGAGTTAATCACATGGGGGCTGTTACGTCTAGGTGTACACACAGCAACCCCAACATGGCTCAAGTTCCTAGTGTTGGTGCGCCTTATGGTGAGGAGTGTAGAGCCTTATTCAAAGCACCTGCTGGCTACAGTCTCTTGGGGGCTGATGCTTCTGGCCTTGAGTTGCGCTGCCTTGGTCACTATATGGCAGCTTATGACGATGGTGCCTATGCTACCACAGTAGTTAGTGGTGACATACACACACAGAATCAGGAAGCTGCTGGTTTACCTACACGTTCTAATGCCAAGACATTCATCTATGGATTTTTGTATGGTTCAGGTGATGAGAAGACAGGCAAGATCATAGGCAAGGGTGCGAAGGAAGGTAAGGCTATCAAGAAGAAGTTCTTATCTAAGCTACCTGCCCTCAAGTATCTAAAGGATGCAGTGTCCAAAGCTGCTGACGAGCGTGGCTGGGTCAAGGGATTGGATGGACGTATCATTCCAATCAGGCATAGCCATGCTGCACTCAACACTTTACTACAAAGTGCTGGTGCTATAATCTGTAAGACATGGTATGTGTTCATTGCACGTGCTATCAAGAAAGCAAACTTGGACGCACAGATTGTAGCGTTCATCCACGATGAAGTTCAGGTAGTAGTAAAGAAAGGGCAGGAAGATGAAGCAGGGCGAGTTATTCTTGAGTGTATGCGGGACGTTGAAAGACACTTTAACTTTAGATGCAGACTCGACAGCGAGTACAAGTACGGAAGCAACTGGTCAGACACCCACTAACATTAACACAGTCTTTGAAGATGGTGAGTGGTGGTATTATGGACAGGCTGATGGAAGACGAAGAGTGACAGCACATAATAAAAAGAATAATAACAGAATGTTTGTGAATGGTAAGTACGTACCACAGTCCCATCCTTTGTGGAAGGCAGGTAGATACAAGTCCTTTGATGAAGCTGCTTTCTCTGGTCTTCAAAACTATGAGCGTAGTACTGAGGGGCAGGTCTACATTATTACTAACTCAGCGTGGCCTGAGTGGGTTAAGATAGGTATGGCTGTAGATGCAGAGGATAGGTGTAGTGGTTATCAAACCAGTAGTCCTTTCCGTGATTACAAGGTAAGGTACTCTGTGTCTACTAACGACAGACGCAAGGCTGAGGCTGCTGCACACAAAGCTGCTGAGAAGATAGCAGAGCGTAAGGGTGAGTGGTTCAAGATGTCAGTAGGACAGGCAAAGGAGTGCATCCAACATGGACTTTGATTTTGTATGGAAGCTAATACTAACCTGTTCATTCCTGAGTGTAAGCATATGTCTAAGTGTTAAGTGGATTGTGGAAGCTTACCTAGATTACATACAGGTACAAACAGGACTACGAATACTACACAAGGCTGAGAA